AAGATCAAGTCCGGAGTCAAGTCTGGGATCAAGTCTATGATCAAGTCTATGTTCAAGTCGAGAATCAAGTCTGGAATCAAGTCTATGATCAAGTCCGGGATCAAGTCTCGAATCAAGTCTATGATCAAGTCGGGAATCAAGTCGGGAATCAAGTCTGGAATCAAGTCTGGAATCAAGTCCGGCAAAGATGAGTTCTATGAACAACCATAATCACGAAAGAATCAAGCATCTGTTTGATTATATCTACGATGCTTGCCGATATGATTCTAAAGGCGAACTTCGCCCTGACTTAGAACGAAATCGAGAGTACGCTAGGTATATCGGCTGGCTCGAAGGTAATCTTATGGAATGCTTGACCGACGAACAAGTCGAGCTTTTGGTGCAACGTGTCAATCTGGGAATATACAGTCATGCAGTTGATGAAACCGTTCTTCACGACGACAAAGACGAGTCGTTCTTCTAAGCCATCCGCAAAACAGGTCCAGGCTAAGTTAGAACATGAAGCCTGGTTAAAACGCAATGGCGTTCACCCGGAGCAGCTTACTAAGGCGAAGCTGCATAAGAACGTTCTACCTTCCTATAAGACTGAGAAGGTTCAGCTGAGTAACACAATCGTCGATGGAGGTCGCGTACATGGAATCATGGCTAATCTTCACAAGGAGCCTGAGCATGTTCAGAAGCAGATTATGGCTAAGGTCGCATCTGTTACACCTCTTTACAACAAGGGCGGGTATGCGGTCGCTGTGAAGTCAGACGGTAACTGTCTCGGTAGTCGGAGTCGGAGGATGTAAAAAGTCCTTGACTTTTTTTCAAAACTAGGGTATAATGCCTATATAGGATGAGAAAGGGAAAGACAATGACTAAGTTCAAATGCATCTATACCGAAGTCAACGATAATCGTCAGTCTAAGAACTACGGTCTGTTGGTAGAACGTGTAAAGAAGTTCCCAACATTTGCGGAGGCTGTAACCTTTTCGCGACGTATTGCTAACACCAGTGTCCACGTTGTTGGTCGACCAATCATTGAGGAAGTTGAACGATGAATACAACTAATTTCTACAGAGGTTTGAGCGACTATAAATACAATTTGATTACAACAGTAGAAGAACTAAAGAAGGCGATCAAGGAGAACGATGAAAGCCATATGCAGGTTCTCTTTGATCGTCTAGAAAAACAATTAATTAATCTTTTATGGAGATATAAATGAAGAAGTTGTTGCTGGTTGGATTGGCTGTTATTGGTTTGAGTGGATGCGCTGTATCCTCGCCTGGGTATGTTTACCGTCCAACACATGGCTATCATTCAGCGCCTCCTAGGCACTACTATCATCGTCCTGTCTGCCGCGATGTGTTCTCTGGTAGAGACTACTATGGTCGTCCAGTTTTCAGGCGCGTTTGTCATTAATGTTCAAATTGTATCTTTTTATTACGCTACTACTGACTGGGTGCTCGCCGCACCTTAATCCGTTTCTTGGACAAGAACTCTTTAAAACGGATACCGAGTACGGAAAGTTAGTATCCCCTGAGTCGTTACCACCAGGATGCCGTCAGGAGTTTTCTCATAGATCCTTATATCGTTATTATTACGGCAGGAACATCTACAGAACTATCTGTGATAGATGATTACCTGTCCCGTAGTAGTCCGTAATGTTATTATGATGATCGTAGTAGCCTACGTACTAATGGGGTGTTCAGCTATGAAGTCTGCTTTTCCTGAATTACAAAAGCAGCAAAGAGTGTCTCCGATCCCTATCGAAGACATGCGACAAAATCCAGACAAGAGATATACTGTTGTGTGTGGTGTTGCAATATCGTTCGAAAACGATCGACGCTTCTACTGTATCTAACGTTGCTGCTCTTGGTTGTTACCTGCCTCAGCGGTAGCCTTTGCTTTCTCTAAAAACTCACGCAAAGCTGTTATGCTGTTCTTGCAGGTTGTATTGTTTTGATACAACTGCACTAGCAGTCTAGCAACTTGCACATCAGTCAATGTTCTTGAATGCGGTAGAGTATCAACTGTCGGGCAGTTGAACATAGATTCCTCAGGCATTACTATTTGATGTTGAGTTGATCTTACGACCACTGGATCAGATCCACAAGCAGCCAATGCGATCAAAGGTAACAATAACAAAGCTCTCATCTGGTTGCTCCTGGTCTGAGGCTATCTACGGTTCTCTTCAGCACCTCTGAAGCAGGTCTATCCTGCGCTTGCCCTGAAGTCAGATAGCGGTCAATCCCACTCATTCTTCTATTCAGTTCTTCGTTCTGCGCAGTCAAGGCTCTAGCAGCTGCTGCTTGCTGCTCTGAGATTTCTTGCTGTTTACGAAAAAACTCAACTTGATCTTTTTGATTTTGTTCCATCTGCTGCAGATTAAACTCTAACAAAGCAGCATGTTGGATGTTTCTTTTCCACACATAGTAAGTGGTTGTAATTCCCCCCAATGAAAAGAGGGCAATAAGTAGGTATATGGCTATTTTGCTTAGACCGAACATTTCAACCACCATCATCTTTAAGGTTTTGTATGGAAAACGAACTCATGAGCCTTCAAGTAGTTTCAGAAAGACTAATCAGAGAAGCCGCTCAGGCTGCTGAATCTTTGGAACCAGACGAGAAGCACAACTCTTTTATTTATGCTTTAGAAACTGGTAAAATCTACAGGGATAATAATTTGTCTCCTGTTTACCTGTTAGACCATCATCGAATGGCAATTTATGTCACTTCGAAGCAAAGATTAGAAAAAAAGTTTCACTAAAGGCTTGACTTTTTTGGTAAAGTAACCTATATATAATGTGCGTCGCCTAATGGGACGCATACCTGAAATCTCGCTTTATAAGGAGAAAGACCATGTCACTTTGGAAGACATACAACTTTGACACAAGCAATTTCGATCGTTTCTTTGTTGGCGCTGATGCCCTCGCAAAGAACCTCCGCGATAATGCTGAATGGATTGCTAACAACGCAGCCAATTCATATCCCCCATTCAATCTAAAGAAGGTCGAAGATAACAAATATGTTATTGAGATGGCTGTTGCTGGTCTAGCCAAGCAAGACATCGAGATCACTCTTGAAGAGAACAAGCTGATCATCAAGGGTAACACTGCTGGGGATAGTAATGGCGATGAAAATACAGCCTGGTTGCACAAGGGTATTGCGGATCGCGCGTTCACACGCCAGTTTACTCTGGCTGATAATGTCGAGATCAACAACGCAAATCTGATCAATGGCATGCTCAAGATTTGGCTCGAGCACGTGATTCCCGAATCAAAGAAGCCAAAGAAGATTGACATCGCCGACGAAGGTGATGGTGAGAAGCCAGCAAAGAAGGCTGACAAGAAGCAATTTCTGTCAGAATAAATCAAATGAGAACCAATACCGTATTTCGCACAGCAGCTCGCGTTGCTCAGTTGGTTAGAAACACTGTCAACTTCACTAAGGAGCTAAGAGATCTGAACAAGCTTTCAGACAGAGAACTAAGAGACATGGGTATATCAAGATACGATGTTTCAGCTCTGGCGAAGAACATGAGAGAACATCCCGTGGGTCGCTGATATAAGTAAGGGGAGCTTCGGCTCCCCTTATTCATTAGGAGATCTACATGCTTGTAACAAGAGAACAACTCGCGAAGTTTTTCGATCACACTCCTGCAAGAACGATCGATGACTATCTCGAGCCAATAAATAAGACATTAGAGCACTTTCAGATCAACACAACGCGAAGAATTTCTATGTTCTTAGCGCAAGTCGGTCACGAGTCTGGCGGTTTGAAGTTTGTTGAAGAGAATCTAAATTATAGAGCAGATCGTCTTCCTGTAATTTTTCCAAGGTATTTCAGAGATGTCGATCCAAACGCATACGCCAGAAACCCAGAGAAGATAGCAAACCGTGTTTATGGTAATCGAATGGGCAATGGACCTGAGTCTAGTGGTGACGGGTATCGTTATCGTGGGCGTGGTCTTATACAATTAACAGGTCACGATAATTACGCACATTTCGCGCATGACATTGGTATGACAGTCGAAGATGCCGTTCATTATCTAGCAACACCAGAAGGCGCAGCTATGTCGGCTGGTTGGTTCTGGGCTACTCATGGACTGAACGAAATCGCTGATCGTGGTGATATTGTTTTAGCAACAAAGCGCATTAATGGCGGAACGATTGGTCTTGCTGATCGTCAAGCGCACTATCAGGAAGCACTACACATTTTCGCTTGACTTTTTGCGCTATCTAAGGTATATTATTAGAATGGTTGATAGAGGTAGCGCATGTTCTTTTACACAAATGTTTTTGCTCGCGGGGACAAAGTCTACCTTCGCGGATATAGAGATGGTCGTAGGATTGCTGAAACGATTCAGTACAAACCTTATCTTTTTGTCCCCGCTGATCGCAAAACAAACACAATCTACAAGACACTAGACGGTAAACCTGTATCAAAGATTGATTTCGATTCAATCTCAGAGGCTCGTGACTTCGTCAAGAGATATGAAGACGTAGCGAACTACGACATCTACGGTCTAACGAACTTCCAGTACCTTTTCATTCACGATAAGTTTCATGGTGACATGCAGTATGACACCTCACAGATAAACATCATCGGGATTGATATTGAGACTGATTCGTCTGACGGATTCCCAAACATCGAGAAGGCTGACAAGGAAGTAACAGCTATCACCCTCAGCCGTAAGGGCGAGAAGGTGGTACTGGGTATGAAGGATTACAATCCTGCCGAGGGTGTACACTATATCAAGTGCAAAGACGAGTGGCATCTGCTCAGCAACTTCCTAAAGATCTGGCAGTCTGGTCGCTATCAGCCTGATATTGTAACAGGTTGGAACATTGAGTTCTTCGACATTCCTTATCTCGTGAACCGAATCAAAGGCATTCTTGGTGACCATGAAGCTAAGAAGCTGTCACCTTGGGGATTCTTAGAAGAACGCACAATTGAAATTCATGGGCGCAACAATCAAACATTTACTCCCGCTGGTATCAATGTGCTTGACTATCTAAATCTGTATAAGAAGTTCAAGTTCGAGATGCAGGAAAGCTACAAACTTGATAACATTGCGGAGAAAGAGCTAGGTATCAAGAAGCTAGACTATTCCGAGTATGGTTCGCTGAACGATCTGTATGAGAAGAATCCACAAAAGTTTTTCGATTACAACGTTCATGACGTTACGCTGATTGACAAGCTTGAGGAAAAGTTAAAGTTTATCGAGCAGGTCATCGCGTTCGCGTATGACGCGAAGGTAAACTATTCTGATACACTGACAACTGTTCGCCCCTGGGATGTTATCATTCATAACTATCTGCTTGACCGTAACATCGTTATCCATCAGTTCAAGAAGACAGCGAACTACGAGTCTCTGGTCGGTGGTTATGTGAAGGAACCAAAGATCGGTATGAGCAAGTGGGTTGTTTCGTTTGACTTGACATCCCTATATCCAAGTCTGATACAACAGTACAATATAAGCAACGAGACGATCGTCGATAAGAAATCCGTGAAGATAGCGATCACGAACGAAAAAAGAAGGCGCGGTTTGATCTAAACACACTGTAAATATAAATACCTTGTCTAATACAAAAGACGGAGGTATAATAGCTATGCATTACCTAAAGGCTTACGTAAGATTAGTTCGTAGAGCGGAAACTAGAATCGTTGAAGACGGACAAAATCTTTACGAGAAACATCACGTCTTTCCGGTTTCTTTGTTCGGAAAAAACTCTAGAATCGTTCTTTTTACGTTGAGGGAACATTATCTAGCCCATAAGCTGCTTTGGAAAGCGTGTAGGAAAAGGTACGGTTACGCAGATCAAAAAACTCGCAAGATGGCTAATGCCTTTCATTGGATGGTTTATGGGGTTGGCGACACCAACAGAGAAAAAACAAAGACTCCCATATGTACGCCTTGGCTAGAATCGCTTGTTCGGAAGCTAAAAGAGGAAAATCGAGACCGGATATGCGCGGTAAGAGTTACTTCGGAGCTGACGAACAGACCATCAGAAACGGCATAGAGAGTATGAGGGTCAAAAAGATTGGAATGAAAATCAGTTATCCTTCTAATCGAAAACCCTCGCCTTGTAGTGTCGAAAAAGCTCTGAAAATATCAGAAAGCAGAAAAAAGACTAAACAAAAGTTTTTGGAAATGACCCAGGCAGAGTTTGATGATTGGGTCGCGCTACATTCGGCGAAACCTACGAAAGATGGTAGAATCAACTCTAATGTTTCGAGGGCTTTGAAATGGAGAAAAGATGAGCTTGGATCTTACGAAACTCAGTGATGAAGAACTGTTCCTGTTAGAACGCATCGTTGATGGGGGAGTTAGCGTCGACTGGATGATTGCTAACATAGAAAAAATGCCTAGAGTTGAAGGATTTTCTTTGACAGTGAACGGATGTTTATACTCAAAAGAATCCTCAGGTTTCGCAACTTCGCTTATGGGTAAAATGTTCTCCGATAGAGCAGAATACAAGAAAAAGATGCTAGAATCAAAAAGGATTCTAGAGGTTTGCAACGAGAACGAAAAACGAAAGACCATCAATGACGTCTCGAAGTACCACAACTTACAGCTAGCGAAAAAGATTCAGTTGAACAGTTTCTACGGAGCTCTTTCGAACGAATGGTTCAGGTGGTTCAACTTCGATATGGCGGAATCGATCACTTTAAGTGGACAGCTTTCAATCAAGTGGATCCACGACAAGATGAATGATTACCTCAACCGAATGCTTAAGACTAAGAACGTTGATTATGTTATTGCTTCTGATACAGATTCAATCTACGTCAACATGGAGCCAATGGTCAAGACACTCGGGACGGATGACGTTCAAACAATCATAGCGGCACTTGATAAGTTCTGTGATGGACCCGTTCAGAAGATGATCAGCAACTCATATCAAGAGTTGGCTGACTACATGAATGCGTATCAGCAGAAGATGTTTATGAAGCGCGAGACTATCGCCGACAAGGGCATCTGGCGTGGTAAGAAGATGTATATTCTGAACGCTTGGAACATTGAAGGTGTTCAATATAATGAACCGCAGCTGAAGATTCAGGGGATTGAAGCTGTTCGTTCTTCAACTCCGAAAGCTTGTCGCGCAAGCATCAAGGAATCAATCAAGCTGATCATGAACAGTGATGAAGCAGCTGTTCAAAAATACATCGCCGACTTCAAAACCAAATTTATGAGTCTGCCGTTTGAAGAAGTAGCATTTCCTCGCGGCATGAAAGGTCTCAATAAATACAAAGATCGTTCTAACATCTACATCAAGGGAACTCCCATACACGTGAAGGGCGCGCTTCTCTTCAACGATTTGATTACGCGGAAGGGTTTGACGCGCAAGCATCAGCTGATTGGTGATGGGGATAAAATAAAGTTCGCCTATCTAAAAGTTCCTAACATTATCAACGATACAGTGATCTCAGTTCTTGAAACATTACCGACAGAATTGGGTCTTGATAGATACGTTGACTATGACATGCAGTTTCAAAAAGCTTTTCTTGATCCCATCAAGTCGATTCTAGAGATCATCAACTGGGATACAGAAAAACGTAGTAACCTGGAGGATTTCTTTTCATGAATGAAGAACACGACTTTGGCTTTTCTTTCGCCACCGAAAAAGAGCTTACTGTAGTACAAGAGAACACAGAAAAGGTAGAGAAGTTACGTGACATGATCATGCCTCTCCTTTCGAATCTGAAGAAAAATCCAGATAAAGACATCATCAAATGGGAAGGTGCAGCCCGCATCAAGAGCATTGATTCTTTTATCAAGAAGATGAATAAACTTATTGACGAATGAGCGATTACAGCGTATAATGAAGTAATTTGACAGAGGATACATAGAAGATGACAGACTTACGTTCTAGATTGATCAAAAACAGCACTATAGACTTCACGGCGACTTTGACTGATTCGAAGATTTTCGGCAAGAAGGATATGATCCCAACAAGGGTTCCTATGATCAATGTCGCTCTATCCGGTAGTATCGACGGCGGATTGACACCCGGACTAACTGTACTCGCCGCGCCGTCAAAGCACTTCAAGACCGCTTTCAGTCTATTGTTGGCTTCCGCTTTCCTGAGGGCGAATCCCGACGGAATCGTCTTGTTTTATGACTCCGAATTTGGCACGCCCGAGTCTTATTTCACGTCGTTTGGCGTGCCACTCGACTCCGTCGTTCACACGCCGATTACTGATATTGAACAATTGAAGTTTGATATCATGCATCAGCTGAGTGAGATCAAGCGCAACGATAAGATCATGATCGTCGTTGATTCGGTCGGCAATCTCGCTTCAAAGAAGGAAGTCGAAGACGCCATGAAGCAGAGCTCCGCTGCGGACATGACCCGCGCGAAGCAGCTTAAGTCTCTGTTCCGGATGGTCACGCCTCACCTGACTCTTAAGGACATTCCTATGGTCGTAGTCAATCACGTCTATATGACTCAGGAAATGTATTCTAAGGCTGTTGTCAGCGGCGGCACCGGTATCTATTATTCAGCCGATAACATCTGGATCATCGGTCGTCAACAAGATAAGGACGACAAGGAACTGCTCGGCTACCACTTTGTTATTAACATCGAGAAGTCTCGCTATCTGAAGGAAAAGTCTAAGATCCCTATCACAGTGAGCTTCGACTCCGGTATCAACAAGTGGTCCGGTCTGCTCGACTTGGCTCTTGAGGGTAAGTTCATCACTAAGCCTAAGCTGGGTTGGTACGCTCGAGTTGATCAAGAGACTGGCGAGATCATGGGTAAAAACTATCGTGCAGGCGACATCGTAGATAATAATGATTTTTGGAAGTCGGTATTCGAAGAAACCAATTTCGCTGAGTGGATCAAGAACAAGTACATATTGCCAGTTGGGGAGATAATGGCTGATGACACCGAAGAAAACAACGAATGATGTAATTGTATCATTGTATAGTGATGACCTGAGTTTGATGGCTCAGGTCATGACCGAGGATGAAAAGCTATACGTTGATTTTTATAAAGACGATGTTCTTATAGACTCACGTGAAGCCACAGGTCACAGCGTTCAATATGCACATGATATTGCTGAGAACTACACTCTTGGCGTCCTTCGCATTGACAAAAATACATGGAGAGTAGATGTTTGAGCAAATAATATTCGGGAACCTAGTTCATCGCGAGGACTATGGTAGAAAGGTCATTCCCTTCCTAAAGAAAGATTATTTCCAAGACTACAATGACAAAGTTCTGTTTGAGATTATTGAAGAATATGTAACAAAGTACAATCGCTTTCCAACCAAGGAGGCACTTGCTATTGATCTGTCAAACGTCAAAGGTATTAATGACGAGCAGGTCAAGATTATCAACAAGAACATTGAGGATCTGAATCATGATCCCAAGACCGAGCTAGACTGGATTGTTGATAAGACCGAGAAGTTTGTTCAGGAACGTGCTGTCTATAATGCGATTATGCAGTCGATTCAGATCCTTGATAATAAGGATGCAAAGAATAGCAAGGGCAGTATCCCGCAGATCCTGTCTGACGCTCTTGGTGTTAGTTTTGATACCAACATCGGTCACAACTTCCTTGACGATGCTGATTCTCGTTACGAGTTCTATCATCGTAAGGAAATAAAGGTTCCTTTCAATCTAGATTACTTCAATCGTATCACTAAGGGTGGTTTGCCCAACAAGACTTTGAACATCGCGCTCGCGGGCACGGGTGTAGGTAAGTCTCTGTTCATGTGCCATTGCGCGGCTGGTAATTTGCTTGATGGTAAAAACGTTCTCTACATCACCATGGAAATGGCTGAGGAACGTATCGCCGAACGTATCGATGCTAATCTGTTGAATGTCACAATGGATGAGCTCGGTGAGATGAATAAGGAAACCTATGACCGTAAGCTTGCTAAAGTCAGAAACAAAACTTCCGGTAAACTGATCATCAAAGAGTATCCGACTGCTTCTGCTGGCTCTGCTAACTTTCGACATCTGATCAATGAATTGAAGTTGAAGAAGAACTTCACTCCTGAAGTAATCTACATTGACTATCTGAACATTTGCTCTTCATCTCGTATGAAGTATGGTAACAATATCAACTCCTACATGTATATCAAGGCGATTGCTGAAGAACTTCGTGGTCTGGCTGTTGAGTTTAATGTTCCTATTGTTTCGGCTACTCAGACTACAAGGTCCGGCTTCGGTAACAGCGACGTTGGACTTGAGGATACTTCAGAATCGTTCGGTTTACCGGCTACGGCTGACTTCATGTTTGCTTTGATAACGTCTGAAGAGTTAGAAGGTCTCGGTCAGATCCTGGTCAAACAGTTGAAGAACCGATACAATGATCTAGCAGCTTATCGTAGGTTCGTTGTCGGTATCGATCGCGCGAAGATGAAGCTGTACGATGTTGAACAAGATGCTCAGGAGGGTTTGGTTGACGATAAGCCAGTAATGGATAAAACTAATTTCGGTGAAAGAGACAGCGACTTCAATAAGAAGAAGCAAAAGTTCAACAAGAAAGACTTTGAAGGATTTGCATGATGAAGAACTACAGCGTCAAGAGACTTGATACTGATCCCGGCAATGGAGAGCATTTCGGTATCTTCGAGCATCAAACTGAGCAAGTGATTATGCAATGTAAAGATCAGTTTCATGCTCAGGTTGTGAAGACCAAGCTGAACAACGGAGCTGGTTTTGATGGCTGGACCCCAGCCTTTATGGTTCAAAATAATTTTTCAAAGAGGCTGTAAAAAGTTGATTTTATAACTAAATAAAATCACGAAGCGGCATTATGCGAATCTAGACGCAATGAGGCACAGGGGATAACCGATAGGAACAGTCGAGAGCACGGTGGGGTTCCGCTCGACATTGCTGCTTAAAAGGGGTTGGGCGAAAGTCCAACCCCATTTCTTTTATAAATAGTATGAAAAACTTGGAGACCACGATGAAGTCTTTTACAGATTTCCTAACTGAAGGAAGAAGCAACGTCTTTCATGTTTTTGATATGGATGAAACTCTGGTCGCCCACGACCCAAAGCATCTAAAAGTTCATATCAGAGACGCACGTGGTAAACTCCTAAAGAGCTTAACCAACCAAGAGTTCAACAAGTATAAGCTGAAGCCAGGCGAGCATTACGACTTCAAAGACTTTAGATCCGCCAACGTTCTCGCCAAATCTGCACACCCAATCCAGCCAATGATCAACAGATTGAACAGACTCAAGAGACGTGGATTCAAAACTGAGATTGTCACGGCACGTTCTGATCTTGATGATAAGCAAAAAGTAAGAAAGATTTTGAAGAAGTTCGGTGTTGATATCAAAACAACTCATATGAGAAGAGCTGGTAACATTGAGGGAACATCAACAGGCGATAGAAAACGCAAGGTTATTTCGGATCTGATCAAAAAGCATCGTTACAAAGAAGTTCATTTGTATGACGATGAC